TTTTATTTTATAGTTATTTATATAATAAAATATGGATTTCGTTATGAATTTTAAGACTAATAGTCATTTAAATAGCCGTAGCACTGTTAACAACCCGATTGATGTAGGTTCTTGTTTATATAGTGAGTGCCTGGCAGTAACTAATATGAGACGTAAGGCAGAAATACTTCAATACTCAAAGAATAACAGTAATTTAAGTAAGAAACAACGGTATGCAATGTTAGCTAAGGGTTATCTTCGTAAAAAAAAGTCATGGGCTTCACAAACGGTGTCCTATACAAATTATAATGTTAATGAGTTAAACGTCTGTGGAACCATCTTATCATGTACGTCAGACTGCTCATGTGTATTTCTGAGTGACGACAACATCCTTGACGCTGTAACATACTACATCCATGGCGTTGATACCGATATTCCAGCTGATGTTGTGTCTTGGGTAAATGATAACCCTGTCATTAACGACTGGGATACCTCTTGTGTGACAAATATGGAAGGACTGTTCAAATCCACCAACTTTAACGAGGACATTGGTAGTTGGGATACCAGCTCCGTCACTAATATGAAAGGAATGTTCGAATCGACCACCGCCTTTAACCAGGATATTGATGGTTGGAACACGAGCTCCGTCACTAATATGGATTATATGTTTTACAAAGCCGCTATCTATGACCATTCTCTAACAACCTGGTGTGTGGAAACGATGTCGATACCTTCTAACTTTAACGATGGTTCACCATTGGCTAGTGATGACATGCCTTCCTGGGGTGAAAGTACATATTGTTATGCGAGCACCCGTAAAGAACAGGGTTTAAAATATACATTGTCAACTTCAAGCGGTGTGCCAGGCAAACCAATGTTGTTATATTATGACAAGAATCGACCGCTTATAAATTATAAAGTAAAGAGAACGTATTTGGGAAAAGTAATCAAAGTATCCCATATTTCGTGGGCTCCTGGAAATAATGGATTTCCAAGAGGAAAGTCAGGGAATAGTGTTGGAAAAAACAGTTGCTAACTAGATACGGTTATTATTTGAATGGTCACAACTCTGAAACAGATGACCAGGACAATATAATTCGTCATGAATTTGAGGACTGATAATAATTTAGGAAGTTCCTCGCTTGGGATGAATGGTTATAAGATGCTTTTAATCAATTTGATAGCTTCATCCATATAAAATATTTTATGACGTGTATCTTTCGAATCTTGTTTTATTTGAGCAATAATATAATGTTCGACATCTTTGCTAATTTTTGGGATGTTTATTTTGGTTGTTGGTTCCATATAGGATAAATACATAAAACTTTTATATATATTTATTTTATAAGTATGGCAAGTATTTTAGATAAATTGAAAATAAAGCCTGTCCCCAAAAAAAGGAAGGCGGTTGAAATAAATGTGCCAGGAACCGAGATGCGTGAGGGCGTTGTTTTAACCACAAGAATGGAGGATAAGCGTGGTGAATCAAAAATAGACCGCGGAGCATTTATGGCAGATTTTAAAAATAATTTACCAGTCGCTGAGGCACAGGGGGATTCGTTAAAACCGATCTATGATTTAGAGCCAGCCCAACCAGTGGCTCAACCCAATGTGGTGACAGTAGCACCAACGCCTAAAAAAGCTGCTAAAAAACGAAGAAAAAAATTAGTCCTAATTCAAGAAGAAGAACCAGGTGAAGAAGAGACAAAGGCGCCCGAAACCGTTGTAATAAAAAGGCATGGGAAAAGGAGGATTACGGCTCCGCCCATCACGACTGAGGATTTCAGTAAAGTAGTGATCGGGGACCAAATTATTCGGCGTCGTTTAGGTAAAAGACCTCCCCATGCTCTTATTCGGCGTTCAGAATATTATATGAACAATCGCAAGCAGTTTATTAATTTTGTTAATGCTATGTTCCAACCCTATAGTGCAGAATTGAAGGAAGAAGCAGAGAATGAGGCGAAATGCGATACAGCGGGTTCTAATGATTTTGAGCCGATGACACATCAAAAAATTATTAGGGATTATGTAAATATGTATACACCGTATCGTGGAGTAATGTTGTATCATGGTTTAGGGGCAGGCAAGACATGTAGTTCGATTATTGTTGCAGAAGGGTTGAAGGATAATAATCAGATAATCATTATGACACCAGCGTCGTTACGTGTTAATTATGTCGAGGAATTAAAAAAATGCGGCGATCACATATACCGTAAAAATCAATTTTGGGAGTTTATTAATACAAATGATAATCCCGACTTGTTACCAGTGTTGTCTGGAACCCTGGCTTTACCTCTTGATTTTATTCAACGGCAAGGCGGAGCATGGTTAGTAAATGTTAAGAAACCTTCTAATTTTGATTTATTAACACCCGAACAAAGTCGTAGTATTGATGCTCAAATAAATAAAATGATTTTACAAAAATATAAATTTATTAACTATAATGGCATGAGGATGGATGGATGGAATCGTCTGGTTGATGATGGGGAAGGAGGTATAAAAAATCCGTTTGACAATGCAACGATTATTATAGATGAGGTGCATAATTTAATAAGTCGTATTGTTAATAAAATAGACCAAGAACACACACTTTCTTATAAAATTTACTCTAATTTAATGAATGCAAAAAATGCGCGTATAATATTACTAACAGGAACTCCAATCATTAATCAACCGAATGAGATAGCCATTGTATTTAATATTTTGCGCGGAAAGATAAAGACGTGGGTATTTAAATTGGATATTGTAACCACAAAAACGGTAGATAAAGAAACGATTTTGAGAATTCTTGGGCGTTCAAGAGGAACAAAACATATTTTTGATTATGTTGATTATAATTCCAGCACAACAACCTTACGCATTACGCGAAATCCAATAGGTTTTTATAATTCAAATATGATACCGTATGATGGTGTCCATTTACAACCCGATGGCAATATGTCAGATGGCGAATTTGTTGCGAATTTAACAAACACGTTAGCAAAACACAAGATTAATATTAAAAATTCGGCAACTCGCATTGAATTGTATAAGGCGCTTCCAGATAATAAGGAAGTATTTAATAACATGTTTATAGATGACAATTTCAATATTAAAAATGCGGATTTATTAAAAAGACGGATAATTGGATTAACCTCGTATTTTCGTGATATTGAAAAGCTTATGCCTGTGTATGACAGGAAGGAAAATTTCTATGAGATTAAAATAGAGATGAGTTCTTATCAATTCGGTGTGTATGAGCAAGCCCGTGTTGCTGAGCGAAAGTTGGAGTCAATGAATAAAAAGAAAAAAAAGAAAAAGCAAGGTAAAAACATGCAAGAACTTTATAATGATTCCATATCAAATTATCGTATTTTTTCGCGAATGTTTTGTAATTTTGTTTTTCCCAGGGATTCAAACATACAGCGCCCAATGCCAAATGATAATGATGATATAGAAACCGCCATAGACAATGGATTAGACGAAGACACGATTGATGATAATAAATTAGATGGATTAGAAGAGACAGACGAAGCATTAAGCGAGGAAAAGAAAGATTCCCCAGACCGTTCCACACCCGACCGCACATATGATGATAGGATTTATGCAGCGCTTGAATATTTATATGAGCATCGCGAGGAGTATTTAACACCAGAGGGGTTACAAATATACAGTCCCAAATTTTTAAATATATTGGAGAACGTTAGTGATCCAAATTATGCGGGTTCACATTTGATATATACACAATTTCGGAAGTTAGAGGGTATTGGTATATTACGATTGATATTAAAAACGAATGGTTTTGCTGAGTTTGACATTATAAAAAATAAGGGGACTGGAGAGTGGACATTAAACATTGCTGCCGAAGATATGGATAAACCAAAATTTGTGCTGTATACGGGAACGGAAACGGCTGAGAAGAAGGAATTAGTTAGAAATATATTTAATTCTAATTGGGGTAATTTGCAGCAAGGGTTGGTAAACGCGTTGCATGGATTGGGGGAAAATAATTTCATGGGTGGAATAATAAAGATTTTCATGATTACTGCTTCTGGTGCGGAGGGTATTTCTCTCAAGAATGTAAGATATGTTCATTTAACAGAACCCTATTGGCATCCAGTGCGTTTAGAGCAGGTAATAGGGCGAGCAAGAAGAATTTGTAGTCACAAGGATTTGCCCAAGGAATTACAAACGGTGGAAGTATTTTTATATTTAATGACTTTTACTGAGGCTCAGATGTCAGGGGATGAGGCACGTGAATTAAAGAAGCACGACAAGGGAAAAATAACGCCCAGTCCATTAACGAGTGATGAGGCATTGTATGAAATATCTACAATAAAGGAGAACATTAATAAAAAGATATTAGTTGCGGTCAAGGAGTCTGCGATAGACTGTGCATTGCAGGACAATGCAAAGGAGGGATTACGTTGTTATGCCTTTTCTGAGGGCGATTCTGGTGATCCTTATTCGTATAAACCATCCTATGAAAATGAGGAATTAGATACAAGTGTGAGGATAAATAAAAAACAGATCACGTGGACCGCTGTGGAGATGAAATATAAGGGCGTGAAATATGCATTGAATCAAGAAACAAATATATTTTACACCTTGGCGAGTTATTTAGATCCTAGCGCGGAGTTAATAAGACGAGGTCGTCTTATTAAGAGGGAGGGTAAAAAGCCCAAGGTAGAATTAGATTAAACCGTAGGCGATGTAAGAAGCGAGGCACTAATCTTTGACAGTTCCTCGGTCATTTGTTGTTGTTGATATAAAAGTAAATCTAATTTTCGTATAATATCCTCATTATTATCACCAATATTGGTGGACTTTTTCAATTTTTTTAAAAAGTCTGGCGTGGTTACATCTGTGGTTACATCTGTGGTTACATCTGTGGTTACATCTGTGGTTACATCTGTGTCGGTAACTTCAAACGTGACATGTTTAGGTTGTGATTCATCAGGTGATGGGGGTAATTCTTTATTTATCCATTCTTGTGCCTTGGTTATATCAGTATTACCGATTACTTGATTAAAATCGGTGCGCCGTCGTTCAATCATGCTTTGTAGAGATTTGTCCATTTCCATTGGAGCATCTTCTACATCATCCTTAAAATTAATATCTTCTGGTTTTTTAAGTTTCATAATAGATTGCATTTCTTGTTCTTTTAATTGAACGCCGTGTTCAAAAGCTCTTAAACGTTCGTTGGTTATGTCTTTTGCAGTAATCATATTTAACATAGGAATATCGGGTCCATTATTCGTGTTGGGCGTTGCTGCTGGCGGGATCAGTGCTGTTGGCGTAGATTTCTGTGCAGAATATTTTATAATTTTATTAATAACAATAGATAATATTTCCTTATTTGAATTGACCAATGTTGAGGAAGCCGAAGGAACAAAATTGTTAATAATTTCATCAAACATATTTTTAACTTGTTGGTGGTCATGTTGGTCTAAATTTTGGAACACACCTTGTTCATATAAAATATTCCAGAGAGTAGCCTTATTTTTAGAATTTTTAAAAATTTCGGACATTATTATTTATAGTTCAGTGATTTGTCTTAAAGTATTTTATCCTTAAAGTATTTTGTATTAAATGTCGGGATTAAAAAGTATTTTGCGATAATCTTTCATAAAGCTGTCTGTAATTTTTCGTTTTTTATAATATTCGGGAGTATGGTTATCCTTTAAAAGATTTATAATAAAATACAAAACATACATGCCGCATTCTGTGTTACTATTTTGGTGACGAAAAGGATAGTTTTCTGAAATATTCAATTCCATACCAATTTCCCTCCCCTGTTGTTGGATTCTTTTAGTCAATTCAGTAATTGGTTTTGGCATGGTATCACCATTACTGTCAAAATAAAATATATAATTTCTATGCAGGTTTATAAATAGGGCTACCCAATGTGAACCGTCTTTATAGTGCGGGTCTAAATTAAATACCATACCTATTTTATTAATGCCCTTGGTTATATAGGTTTGTAAACTAAAGCGACACAAGTCTTCCCAAACGCAAGTGCCGTGTGATTTTTGACTGTCAAAATCAATCGGTGATGGACCAATAAATGCAAAGCATGGATATATTTTTTCGTATTGTTTCATGACAAGGTTAATATCTGTACTATTTAACCATTCAAATGGATTTTTTTTTGTCCATTTAGATGACGGGGCGAAGGTATAGGATAAAAGGGTATCATCAAGATGTGACTTTACAAATTGTTGGTTTAACCAACAACGTTCGGATTTACAAATATTTTGCAAACGAAATTTTAGTGCTGTCCATATTTCCTTAGCATCATTTGTTTTTATAAGGTCATCAGGGTGCCTTTGTCCCCAAGCTACTTTTAATTTATGCAGTGATTCGTCATTATAACATGTATAATTTTTACTATTTAAGTTTGGAGCACAGTTAGATTTTTTTGTATAAGGAGTGATAATCTGTTTAGATTTAGATTTTTTTGAACGCGAGTGTTTTTTTGTTTTTCGTTTGGATTTATAATAAGATTTTCGTCGTGGTTTAACATCTCGCAATGAATGTTTTTTTTTTATACCCATTAATCTTAATATAGATTTATATTTTATTTATTTATTTTTTAATCCTTTCCGTTTAAATTTGGAGTCTTTAATATTAATTATTTTTTTTGTTGGAATGATTTGGCGTTCTGTTTTTTTATTTTTAACAATAACAAAATCATCTAACGTTTTAGGCTGACTTATAGGTGTATTAATCAATAACTGATTGGCAGATTGTGTATTTTCTTCATTAGTTTTTGAAGAGGATGTGTCTTTTTTTTTATAATCATTATATTCTTCCTGTATGATGTCTTTTTTATCAAGAAATTCAAAATAAGATATTAAACTGTCTGTGTATTGTCCAAACACAACTTGTGTTTCTTTATTAGGAAATTTATCCTTAAACATCTCTTTAGTAAGTGATAGTATGCGTTTTTTATAAAATTTATGTTTTTCTTTTTGCTCATCAACATTTTTCGTATCAGCGAGTTTTTGATTATAATTATCATAATGTTGAGGGTTCATTAAACATTTTAATGTAATAGCATTAATATCCATTACATTAGAGTATTATTAAAATAGGGAGGAATTTCCTTCAAACCCTCTTTTATTATTTTTCATTGATGTTTTTTAATTGACATCGTGTATTATTATTAAAAATTTCCTGTCCCAATTTACATGGGTTAGGATTAAAAGTGCCTAAATCAGGATTTGTAAATAATCCAGGGAATGGTTGATTAACTGCGTTGCCATTGTTAATTATATTAATATACATATCGCTAGTAGTGTCGGGAATAAAATGTGCTTGATCAGCATTCTGTAAAGCAAAATTTATATTTTTAAGTTCTGATTCGACATTTATTTTAGAAGAATATCCTGCCCAGGGGGCTTCAGCCGTTCCAGGATTAAATACGGTAGAATTATTATATGTCGCAAGTTGTTGTATTTTTTCTGTAGCAACTGCCCGTCGGTCTAATATAGGTAATAGCGAATACTTTGTTGAAATAGGGCGTGATGAAAATTGTGGTTGCAAGTCATTAGATGGAACATTTCTAGAACTGATACGTTTATTTAATTGTTCTTCTCGATCGTTTACGCCAAGATTACAAAAATATACTCCGTTCATTAATATAGTTAATATAGAAAAAAAATGGGCAACAAAAATTCATCCTTTATAAAATCTATGTTTTATAAATAACCTAAAAAAGATGAAAGATATAGTACATGTGTGGTATTTTTGCTTTAATAAATAACAGGTTTACACTAACAGACAAATCTAAACCAACAATAGAAGACTGTTTTTCAAAGGGTTCACGACGTGGTCCAGAAAATTCATTTAAAATAAACTTACCACTTAATATCCTACTGGGTTTCCATCGTTTGGCTATAAATGGATTAGACCATATATCAGACCAACCCATCACACATAATAATGTAACCCTGATATGCAATGGTGAAATTTATAATTATAGAGAGCTATATGCATCAAACAATATAGTCGGCACAACCGGATCAGACTGTGAGGTGATTATACATTTGTATATTAAATATGGTATTGAATACACATTAGGTCTATTAGATGGTGTATTTGCCTTTATTTTAGTAGATTTTTCCTCAACGGAGAGTGACCCACAAATTATTGTGGCAAGAGACCCATATGGGGTTAGACCACTGTATCAGTTATCAAAATCAGATGATAACCATAAGTTAGGGGTCCATGATAATAACAATATTATTACTGAAGATATTATTGGATTTGCATCGGAGATTAAGGAATTAATACCTCTATTTAATAATGGAAAATTAATATATCAGGAACAGACAGGGACACTGGTTCAGCACAGGAACCGCCCCCACAGCAGCAACAAAATGAACATTACACAATTTGAACCTGGGTCTTATACAGTATTAACTCATAGTTGGCTTGCCGATGCCAGATGGAGATTTAAAACAATAAACAAAAAATTCAGCAGTTTTGGTTTTGGCTGTTCTAATACAATAATTAGTTTATTTGATTCGCCCCGCGAGGTTTATATGGAAAAGGTATATGAACAAATACGGTATTATTTTTGTAAAGCAGTTGAGAAACGTGTGGATAATACAGACAGACCAGTGGCATGTTTATTGTCTGGGGGTCTAGACAGTAGTTTGGTTACTGCATTAGCATGTAAATATTCTAAACAGACATTGGAAACATATAGCATTGGACTGGAAGGGTCAGAAGATTTGGAGAATGCTAAAAAGGTTGCCCAATATTTAGGAACCAATCATACATCGGTTGTTATTTCAGAGGACGAATTTTTTGCGGCGATCCCAGAAGTTATTTATCACATAGAGAGTTACGACACAACAACGGTTAGGGCGAGTGTTGGAAATTATTTAGTAGGAAAATATATTTCTGAAAACAGTCAGTCCAAGGTTATATTAAATGGAGACGGCGCGGATGAGTTAATGGGCGGTTATTTGTATTTTCATGAGGCACCCGGAACAATAGAGGTAGATGTTGAATGTAGGCGTTTATTAACAGACATTCATATGTATGATGTGTTAAGGTCGGACAAATGTATTTCATCACATGGATTAGAACCACGCACACCCTTTTTAGATCGTGAGTGGGTGCAGTATTATTTGTCTATTCCTGTAGGATTACGAGACCACAATGCGACAGAATCCATAGAGAAATGTTTGATTCGCACGGCGTTTAAGGGTCAAGATATATTGCCCACAGAGATTTTATGGCGAAGAAAGGAGGCCTTTAGTGATGGTGTAAGTTCGCATGCGAAACCGTGGTATGAAGTAATCCAAGAAAGGGTTAGTGAGTTAAAAGAGATGGGTGAACCTCTTTTAACGCAAAAAAAGTATTCGCATTTACCCCCGAAAACAGAC